GGCGCGCCGACCGCGCCGCACGCAGCGCGCAAATCTGACAGCGCGCACTCGCGGGCGGTCCAACTGATGACTTCACCGATCTTGAGCATTCCCCGTTCTCCAAATAGCCGCAACGGCTGCGGCACCGATCCGCTCGCAGGATTTATGCCAGCGGATGCGCACGTCGCCGCGCTGCTAGGTTAGTTTGCGCACGCTTCCGATGGTGGATAGTCGGAGTCTGGAGCCGCGCCTGGCAGCGCGGGAGTCGAGGCGCGCGCCGGTGCGCGAGCGCGCGGCCGCCCGCGCAGGCGGGCGGACCCAACCCAAACCCCTTCAGGGTACCGGATCAGGGTACCGGATCAGCCCCGGCGTTTTTTGATGACGGCGTTGGCCTGCCTGATGGCAAGCCCTTCGTCCCCGGTGCGCTTCAGGACGGAGTTGGCAACATCCGCCCACTGACGCTGTTTCTTCGGGGTCGAGGCCGCTTTCGTGTGACGCTTGGCGTCTTTCGGAGTCCACGGCATAGGCTCAGGACGATTGCCCTTGATCTTTTCGGGCATTCGCCTCCATCAAAGCGAGTTCGTACTGCCACAGCGAAGCGTACAGGTGCCCGGTCTTGCCAAGCTCAGGCGTGCCGAGCGTGTAGTGAATCGCCATCGGCTCAAGGTCCAGCCAGTTCCACTCGAACGGAAGCGATCCGATGTATTCGTCGGAGATCCATGAAAACGAATGCAGTTGCAGTCCTGTCGCAGAGTTCAGGATTTCCAGAGTCGGAGTGCTCTGAAGAATTTGGTGGCGCATGTCGAACAGCATGAAGCTCGACCAGTTCTTACGCGGATAGGCGATGTTGTACTGCCCGTCCATCTTGATGCCGCTTCGCCCTGTGCGGTAGTTGTGCTTCACGACGTGTACCGCAGCGCCAGGTTGCGCGTCATCGAACACCTCGGCGATGTCTCCGGTGAACACGAAGTCGCAGTCCACGAACAGGGCAACATCTCCGGCTCTGCACAGCCTTGGGACGAAGAATCTGGCGACCGCAAACGCCGTGCTCATCGGCGCATTGCTGATCTCGTCGAAGAGGATTCCGTTGTCACTGCGCGACCACGGTCTTCGGTACATGTCGCCGAGCGTGTGCATGCTGATCGGTTCGATCTGAAGCTCGACGCTTGCGTGCTTGCGCAACGTGTACGCGCACACGTCCCACGACTTCTGCTCCCTCTCGTCGTGGCCGATGAAGACTTTCAGAACTTCAGGCGCAGGAATGCTCATCTTCAGCCGTCTGGAACCATGATGTAGTCGCCGCCCATTTCCCGGTGGACCTTGTATCCGAGCGACTTCAGATACTCGACCGCAGCCGTTTCACCGAGTCCGAATTTCTGCGCCTTGCCGGGTTTCTGTTCGACGCAGATGACCGGCTTGTTCTCTAGGATCGTGTCCTCCGCGCCGCGCAGAACGAAATACTCGTATCCCTCCGTGTCCACCTTGATGAAGGCCACGTTCCTGAATCCGAAGGCGTCAAGCCTGCGCATCGGGATGTCGCCCTTGCCCTCGACCCACGTGTCGCCGGTGCTGGTCTGCTCCGTCTTCATGCGCACGAAGCCATCGGACTCGCCGAGCGCGAACGGATAAAGCTCGGCCTTGTGGGCTACGTGCTCCATGTTCTTCTGCCAGCACTGACGATGCGCCTGGATGGGCTCGAAGCAGAGCACCTGATCGAAGTGGTCCGCCAGATACCACGACCACAGTCCGATATGCGCCCCCACGTCGATCGCAACCTGCCTCCGGTTGCCGCACAGCTCCAGGCATGCGCTGATCTTGGGCCACTGATAGGCCGTCCGGCCGTTGACCTTCGTTCCGTTCCTGTCCATCCACTCGATGAGGTGTGTTTCCTCAACGGGCATGCACCAGCCGTGCACTGTCATCTTCATAGGGTGGCCTTTGCAGAATCCTGCGAACCGATCTTGCAACTTCTGAAACGCTGATCGAGCGCATCGCCTCCAGACAATGCTCGCACGGAAGCCTGCTGCCGCACGCCTTCGCGCCGCCTGTCAGGTTGATGTGGAAATCGTAACCTGTATTCTCCGGTCCTACGAATCCCCCAAAAATCACGACCGCGTACTTTCTCATGGCGGCCGCCAGGTGGTGCATTCCTCCTTCGTGCGTCACCACGCCGGCGCAGTGGGCGACGATCGAAGCTGCAACCCTGATGTTCGGCGTGTAGGCGATGTTCGGCACGATCCCGCTCGGGGCGGTTTCGTACAGCTCCAGCAGCGGCAGATCGGAAAGCTCCTCGACCAGCGCCCTCCACTTCTCCTCGCCCCAGCTTCGATTGCACCACTCCCGCCTCGATGTCTTGAGCTTGGGCTCGACGATCACCGAGCCGGCCCACCGTTTCCCTGCGCTAAGTTCTTGATCCGTAAGGGAAATTCGTCCAGGCTTGGGCTTGTACGGCCGCCAGAACCAGCGGCTGTCCGTCTTGTACTGCACGTAGGGCCGAATGCCTCCACCCTGAGTGATGATCTGCACGCCTTCACCGACGCGCTTCGACAGGAACGGCAGCCCACGAAACAGGAACTCGTCCCAGTAGACCGCATTCGTCATGGGCTTGACGAATGCGACCGGCATCCCGTTGCTTCTGTACATGGCCTCGGCCTCGCCGATCGCCATCAGCCAGTCGCCTATCCCCATGTCCCGCGCTATGGCGTGTCGATGTGGAACAGTGCAACGCCGTCATTCACCACGATCTTCTTCGCCCACCACTCGAACGGCTTCACCGTCAGGTGCATGTTTCTGCCATCCTTGAACGCCTTCTTGGCCGGGCGCGAGCAGGTCGTCACGAAAAGCGCCTTGGTGGCAAACCGCCGGAGGTCGTCGAGAACGCCGTCTAGGTGATGCTCTGCAACATGCTCCAGCACTTCGCTGCAGATCACGAGGTCATACGTTCCGGTGGGATACTCGTCGATCCCCTCGAACGCAGGATCGTACATCCTGACCTTGATGAACCGCTCCTCGACGATCCTCGACAGCGGATTGCCGGTCCTCCACACGACCCCTCCGCCGCTGCCGTAGTCGAGGATCGAGGCAACGTCGTATGCGCCGACGATTCCGGCAATCGACTCGGCATGCTTCATCACGGTGTATCCGATGAACTGCTGGCCGGAGGATGCCAGACTCCGGTAGTTGTCCAGAATGTCGTCGTCGATGTGCGCCATCAGAACACCACGTCAAGCCAATCGCCTTTCACGAACTCATCCAGCCGCCACTGATTGCTGCACAGCTTGTCGGCGAACTCCGTGCGACCTTCCATCGACGTGTCGTCGAATCCATGTGCCGCGCTGACCGGAGACGTTGACACCGCTGGAACACCTTGAACGATGCACTCGAACGCGGCTGCGCTCGAATGCGTCACGATTCCTGAAGCGATGCTTGCCCAGGATTTGATGCGAATCTTGATGTCGTTCTTCTGGCCAAGGATGCTGACGCCGGCGCACGGCATGTTCCGGGCGATCGAATCGGCCTGCATCAGCCACGCCTCGTAAGTCGTGTCGTGCATCTCGTACCACTTCTTTGTCTGCGGAACGATGATCACAGGCTTCGCAGAATCGAACCCTCTCCACGGGATGACGCTGACCCCGATCTCTGCCGCCCTGCCTTTGACCCACTTGCAATTCTTTGGATTGATCTGCGGCGCGTCGTGCGTCACGCGGAAGTACGCCTCGTAGATGTCGTCCTTCTGCCACGTCGAGGCGAAGTACCCGTTGTCCACGTACAGGCGTTTGGTCCTCGTGAACTCGCATCCATCCCACGCGGTTTTCGTTTCTCCCGTGACCCCGTAGAACACGCACACGTCGTCTTCCCCCGCATCGACGATGGTCCGCTCGTACCAGAAAGGCGAAGTCCGGTATTCGGCGATGTGACCGCGCTTCTCCACGCCCGCGGCCATCGCGCGGAAGATCAGTTCGGCCTTGCGCTTTTTGCAGTCAATGAACAGGAAACGCATCTGTCAGAATCATGAAAGGAAGCCCTGTAGAGATTTCGCCGACGCTCCACTGTGCCCATATCATCGAGACGAAGGCCGAGTATCTGGATTCGTCGTCGCAGATCGGTGCCTGTCTCAGAGAGTCCGTACCTTCGTACCCGCGCGCTGCCTGCTGGCATATCCAGTGAGGCGCGGCGAACCAGACCGGGGTGCCGTTGCACAGCGCATGCACTCCGGAGCTGCTCGACCAGATGAGAACGGCATCATGCCGCTCCATCTGCGCGTACAGGGAAATGGTGTGCATGCCCTGCCCCGGGTGTGGCCGAACCTCGCTTGGCAGCAGGCACTCCGCTGCGACGTTCCTCTCCCACCTGGGTGGTGATGCCATCGTGGACGATCCGATCCCACGCTGTCCGCAGATCAACACCGAGCGCGGCGGCTCTTTCCTTCGCCAAGGACGCATCTGGATCGGGTTTCTGTGCAGCCTGTCGGCACCTCCGACATACCATCTGCCGCTGCCGTTGTGTCCGTCCAGCGCGATCGCGTACCAGATGTCGCCGTTGAACTCGTTCCCTGTGTATGCGTTCTCGCAGACGAACACGTGCGCGCCGCATTCCTTGGCGATCCTCGCCTCGCGCTCTTCGTTTCCAGCTTTCAGGTTCCACAACACAAGCGCATCGCCGCGTTCGTACTTTCCGGGCATGCCGTCGTACACGTCGTAACCGGCTCTGACCAATCCTCGGACGAACGCCTCCTTTCTGTAGTGCGGGTCGCTACGCAGATTGACCCACGCCTTCTTCTTCACGAAGCCACTCCTCGATGTCCTGCGGATTGATCTTCTCGATAGCCGTGATCGCACCATTCGATGCGTCTGCAATCCTGATCCCAAGCATCCGGGCCGGCTCTGCGAGCGAATTGAAATCGTCCACCCAAAGCTCGAATGGCTGCGGTACAGGAAGCTCCTGCGGGTGATCGCCGAAGAAGTGCGACCTCCCGTCGTCACCGCGCTTGCAGTCCATCCCGATCAAGGCGATGCGCCGCACGCCCATGTTGATCGCCAGACCGACGGCCTGAAAGCCGCTGCCGTAGCCCCTGCGCACCACGTTGCCGCCACGGCTGATGCCGCGACCGCTGTCGAGAGTCACGATCTCACATCCGAACCTTTCCCGCGCTGCTGGCTCTGCGGAGAAGCGCATAGCCCCCGGGCAGATCGTCAGGATGCCAGGCTTTCCGTAGCGGTCGTGGTGCTGGCAATGAAACTGCCACCAGTTGAAGTCGGCCGCATAGATTGCGAAAGCATGCTGCACCCTGCGATACGCATCGTTGACCGCCAGCACTGGCACATGCCGAATCCAGTTTGCGGCGTCCTCGGTCAGCGACGGGCCGCTGCCTGCAATGACTATTGCATCGGGCCAACGCATTGCATTTGCTCGCCGTTCAGCGCCGACACGTACGTCGCCGCCTCCACGATGGAGGAGACGACCTGCTTCGTCTGTTCGAGATTGAGGCGAAGATCGAAAACCCTGCCGTCGTCCATCTCGCGCTTGACCTCAACCACCAGTTCACGAACGCTCGTCCCTGCCTTGTGCCTTGCGATCGCCTCGAATACGCCGGCCGTCAACATGAACGCCAACCGCAATGCTTCATCTTGGTCCATGTACATATCGAACCGCTCGTCATGCGGACCGAACACGGTCACCATGACTTCTTGCTGCCCGGTCGTCTCGTTTCGCGCCGTGCCGACGATGACATCCCCGTTCTCGTACGGACCATCCGCCGGCAACTCAGTCGTTTTCTCCATCACTTTCTCCTTTCGTACACATACCTGCCATTGGCCTTGTGCCTCTTGATGAGGCCGCGCCTTGCGGCACGCCTTAGCATGTCATGCAGGGACCGCGAGTGCAAGACGCTCGACAGCGCAGCAATCTCGTGAGCGTACATCTTCCTGCCGGCTGGCATCCTGCGCATCAGTTCCTCGACGAGCTTCCCTCTCACTTGACAAACGCTCCAGCCTTCAATAGCATTGCTATTGTAGCGTGCGAAAACAAGGAGAGCAAGCGGTGAAAGGAGAGATGTCCCTCACCATCCACAGGTCGGCCAAGGTCGCCGGCATCATCGCCGCGTGTGATCGCGCGCTCGACGACAGTCCCGGGTTCTACATCTCGCAGCACGAGTGGGACAAGTACGTCGAGCTTCGCACCTCGAAGCACGAGCTTCGTTCGGCGATGCGCGACGCGCTCGTCCACCAGGTTCCGCTCAGTCTGGCCGCGAAGAAGCACGGCGTCGATGCAGCCGCGATGAACATCATCGCCGGCAATCTGTGGTTCAAGGTGTTTGCGCACAGGTTCCGCCCGAACATCAGCCGCGACTACTGTTCGTTGCCGCTGATCGCCATCGACAATTCCGTGTTTTCTGAATTCTGCGAAGGCAATACGTACAGCCTCGCGCAGTCGGCGGGCTTCTACCTTGGATGGGTCGCCGGTTTCGAGTTCCAGTGCGTCTCCGGAATGAGGGTAGTCCGGCATCACATGAACAAGGTGATGCAGTCCATCGTCGGCAAGTCCAGAATCATCGCCGACCTGATACCAGAGTATCACTGCTTCAACTGCGGCTCGAAGAACAGGCACGATTGTTGCAGCGGCCTGATTACCAATCACTCCCACGTCGAGCGCCAGTGTCCCAGCTGCGGGAGCGATGCGACATGGCTCATTCCGTGGCGCACGAAGTGGTCGGCGCACGTGACGTGGGTCTGCGGGCATTGCCTGTGGAGAAGGAACATGATGCTTCACGGATTCGGAAAAAGCGTGAGGCGTCACAAGCGCAGGGTCGAGGAGATTTTCGATCCTGATTTCATCGACGACAGACCGGAGAGAATCAGGCCTGACAGCAAATTCGAGAGGCTGGCATGAAGAATCTGGAGAAAGGACACGACATCCCATGTGCATACTGCGAGCGCACGCCGACATGGCCCGTGACGTGGCATGTCGAAGGAAAGGACGACACGATCTACCTTTGCGCCGAGTGCGACGAGAGTGAAACGAATGCCATCGACTGGGCGCATCCGATGACATACGATGAGATCATGAAAGAGGCGATCGACAAACACGCCTCCAATGTGACCGGCCATGAAGTGGGCTGCTCGTGCAAAGCGTGCTGCGAAGTCAGGGTCAGGTCCAAGCGGCAACTGAGGGAGATGAAATGACGGACGACCGCACCCAGTACATCGGCGGTTCCGACATCGGAGCTATCGTCGGCCTCAGTCCGTGGCGCTCTCCGCTCGACGTGTATCTCGAAAAGACCGGCCAAGGCCGCGAAGTCGTCGTGACCGAGCGGATGAAGTGGGGCACGCTTCTGGAACCGCTGATCATTGCCGAGTATTCGAGGCGCGAGAACAGGAAAGTCAGGCGCGTTGCCAAGCCCTTCGTGCATCCGAAACATGCCTTCATTCGCGGCCACGTGGATGCGATGAGCAAGTCGGACGACGGCGCGCGCGTCGTGGTTGAGGCGAAGGCAGCGTCCAGCCAGTGGGATGAAGTGCCTGACTACTATCAGACGCAGGTGCAGTGGTACATGGCGCTGGCGAAAGCCGACGTCGCGCACGTTGCGGCCTTGGTATCGGGGCAGTACCTGTCCGTTTACAAGGTCGACGCCGACGAAGAGGCGCAGAACGCCTTGATCGAGATCGCCGTCGAGTTCTGGATGGACCACGTTCTTGCAAAGGTGCCGCCCGCTCCACGATCCGAGGCGGATGTTCAGAAACTTTGGTCGGCCAAGACCGGAAAGCGGATCGTTGCGACCAAAGAGATCGAGCGTTTGGCGCAAGAGATCGCCGACATCCGCGCGAAGATCAACGGACTGGAGGCGGCCGAGCAAGACAGGCGCGACAAGATCGCCGCCTACATGCTGGACGCAACGGAACTGATCGCGCCGAATGGAGAGGTGCTGCTTTCGTACGGCGGATATACGCGCAAGAGCACGGACTGGCAGAAGGTGATCCAGACGCTTTCGGCCAGGTTGCCAATCGACGAACTCGGCACCGTCGTTGGAGAGTGTACCTCCGAAAAAGAGGTGCGCACGATGCGCCTGAAACTGAAAACCGGAGAGTGAGTATGGAAGACGAAGCGAAATACGAAGTGACGAAGACCATCCAGGGCGCTGTCGTGGCTACGGAACAGCAGCGCGCAATCGCTGAAGTGCAGGCCGCGATGATGCTGGCGCGCGCCAATCCGCGCGACGAGCGAAAGGCAATGGACCGCATCCTGATGTCATGCGCCCGCCCGTCGCTGGCAGAACAGGCCGTCTATCAGTACGCGCGCGGTGGAACGGACATCAGCGGCCCGTCCATCAGGCTCGCCGAGGCGATTGCGCAGGCGTGGGGCAATCTCCAGTATGGAGTGCGCGAACTGTCGCGCGATCACGAGAATGCGACGGTGCAGGCGTATGCGTGGGACCTGGAAACCGGCACGAGGCGGGAAGTCACGTTTCAGGTGCCGCTGATCCGGTCGACGAAGAAGGGAAGCTATCGGCTCGAAGACCCGCGCGACATCTACGAAACCGTCGCCAATCAGGGAGCGCGCCGAGTGCGCGCCTGCATTCTCGCCCTCATCCCTGGCGATGTCGTGGATGCGGCCGTCGAGCAGTGCGAAGCGACGATGAAGGCGAAGGCTGACGTTTCTCCGGAGTCGATCAAGAAGATGGTCGAGGCGTTCGCCGCCGTCGGCGTGACGCGCGAACAGATCGAACTGCGCATCCAGCGCCGGCTTGACAGCATCACGCCTGCGCAGGTCGTGCAACTGAAGAAAATCTACGCGAGCCTGCGCGACGGCATGTCGAACGTGTCCGACTGGTTCGAGGTGCAGCAGGCCGGCGCGCCGCAGGAGCAGGAGAAGAAGTCCCTTGCCGGCAAGATCATGAGTGTGCGCAAGCAGAGGCAGGAGACTGAAGAGCAGGAAAAGGTAGACGCCAGGAATGATCAACAGGAGAAAGAATAGAAGGAGAATGCACATGAAAACGCTACACATTTACGCGCAAAAGGTATGGCACGACGAAGCCTACATTGCCGGCACCAGAGATGCCCTGCACGCGCTGCGCGATGCGATTGACCGCGCCTTGATCCGCAACGCGCCGGCAGTTGCAGAGGCGTTCTGCTGTGACGGCGAGGGCTACCGGATACACGTTGTCCCGACGACCGAAGAGCAAGCCGATGCAATGCCGGTACCCTACACGGACGAATGCGCGAGGGCACAGAAAGACCTGGAGCCGTTCGGACCGTGGTCACTAATTCAGTCTAACTAACCGAACAACAGGAGAACGAGTAAATGGTACTCATCGGAATTGCAACGCTGGGACGAGATGCAGAACTGCGCGAAACGAGTGACGGCTCGACGATTGCCAACCTCTCTCTCGCGTTCAACTTCGGGCGCAAGGACGCCAACGGCAAACGGCAGACTCAGTGGGTTAGCGGCACCGTGTTTGGAGAACGGGCGCAATCACTCGCGCCTTACTTGACGAAGGGAACGCGAGTCTACGTCGAGGTGCGCGATCCGCACGTGCAGCAGTTCCAGAAGAATGGCGGAACGTCAGGATATTCTCTGGTGGGCAGAGTCGCGGAGATCGCGTTTCTCGGTGGAGGAAATAAGCCGGACGCCCAAGCAAAGGAAACGCATGCCGAGAAGGATGCGCCAAACGTAAAGGAGAAAAAAGGTGGAATTGCCGAAATGGACGATGACATTCCGTTCTGATGGATTCAGCCCGCTTCGTGCGTCGTTGATCGTGCTGCGCTTGGCGTTCTGGAAGTTCGTTCTCTGGAACGCCGGGCCAGATCACGATTCCCGCACGCACGCGCAATGGATGTGCTTCATCCTTCGCAAGATGATCGAAAAGGAGATAGGCAGATGAGGGAAAACGATTGGATCTTGCGCATTGCTCGACACCTGCCGCCTCCAGACGTTGCAGACGCCATCATCGTGATCCTGATGGTGGCTGCGTTCTTCTTCGTGGTGTGGTGGCTATGAATCAAGTGACGTTACTTGAAAGGCTCGATGCGGTTCCCGCCCGGGCCGTGTTCGTTTACAGGTCTGGAATCCTCCCGGTAGTTAGAAGTGGAGCCGGGGAACTGTGCGCAGAGGCTGCGAGGGAGATCGTGCGCCTGAAGGCTGACGTGAATCACTGGAGGGAAGCGCGTCGCGTCGCAATTTCGTGCGGAGAAATCTTGAAAGAGGAGCTGACGAAGGTTCGTGATGAGCTTGAGATCGCACGCCAGGAGATCGAGCGTCTTCGCGCCAAGGATGGAGAGTGAGTACAGAACACGCGGCGGCAGCGCGGAAGGACGCGCCCGGAGGGAGTAGTGGAGGGAACGCCACGCCCATAAGGTATGACCCGAGTTAGCGGGTCGCCAACATTGGACCTCGACTGGCCAGACGTGGAGCAGGTGTCGAATCCTGCCCGCCGCACCATAATTTTTGAGACTGACATGGAGTGCGACAAGTCGTGTATCGACGTGACGACGGACAAACATGGGCGGACTGTGCCGACCGGAACGCGACGGTACCCGCTGGAGCGTCTGTGCTGCGCGGTCTCACTGATGCTGAGGCAGGACGAGATCGGGCGACATTCGACGTTGCGCGTGATCTCGGCGCAGATCGGCGAGGAGTACGCCCAGAAGGTCGCGGACTGCGCACGAGACGCTCTGGAACGCGGTGGCGAGTCCCGGAAGCGTCGGTGACCGTGTTCGCCATGCGCGAATGGTGGTTACGATGCCAGCGTACTACAACGAGATAGAGCCATACGCAGCTCAGTGGCTGCGCAATCTGATCGCAGCCGGCCACATCGCGCCGGGTGACGTGGACGAGCGCAGCATTACCGAGGTACACCATGATGACTTACGAGGCTACACGCAATGCCACTTCTTCGCCGGCATCGGCGGATGGTCACTCGCCCTGCGACTCGCAGGATGGCCAGACGACCGACCTGTTTGGACAGGCTCTTGCCCCTGCCAGCCATTCAGCGTCGCAGGCAAACAGCGTGGCAGCGACGATGAGCGCCACCTCTGGCCCGAGTTCTTCAGGCTCATCCGCGAGTGCCGACCGCCCATTGTATTCGGCGAACAAGTCAGCGGCGCGCTTGGGCTCAGATGGCTATCTGCTCAGGGTTCGGACGTGCAAACGCTGCGCGACAGAGAAACCGTTGAGCGAGTTCTACGCCAATTCCAAGGGAAACTACCGCAGTACCTGCAAGGCGTGCGTCACGTCGGCGGAGCGCGACCGCAAGAGGCGTCACACGCCGAAGGTGGCCGCCGCCCAGAAGTCGTGGCGCGACAAGAAACGCGGGTATGCATTGACCAATGTTGCGAAGCATCGGGCGAAGTTGAAGCAGCTTCCATTCGATCTGGACCCTGCCGACATTCAGCGGAGGATCGACGCCGGACGATGCGAGTTGACCGGGATTCCGTTCGACACTTCAACGCCGCGAGCGTGGAATGCGCCGTCGCTGGATCGGATCGACCCTGCCTGCGGGTATACGATGGACAACGTCCGAGTGGTTCTCTATTCGCTGAATGTGATGGCGAACACTTGGGGGCCAGACAAGATAACGCTGATTGCGTCGGCGATTTTGAGTCAACGGAAAGCGCGCAGCGAGCACTTGCAGAACTCCTTGAACGAACGACTGAAGGAAAGACTGGCTGGTCGGGGCAGTCCTCTGTTTTCTCTGACCTGGAAAACGCAGGCTACGCCGTCGGGGCGGCAGATCTGCCGGCTTGCAGCGTCGGTGCCCCGCACCACAGACAGCGGTTGTACTGGGTGGCGATCTCCGACGAAGTCGAACGGAGACTGGAGCGGGCAGCACCCGGAGAAACGGAAGGGGCACACCTTGAACTTGCAGGGTCAAGTGCTGCTGGTCCCGTGGCCGACACCAATGGCGAACGATGCAACAGGGGGCACGCACTGCTATGGGCCGAAGAAACCGGACGGATCGCGCGCGAAAGTTCTGAAGTTGCCGGGCACGGCGAACTTGGCAAGTTGGCCCACACCGACAGCAAGCAGTACTACAGGGGCCGGAACATCTGGACGCAACGGGGGAATGAACATCCAGTCGGCAGCGCAGCTTGCGGGATGGACAACCCCGACGACGAGGGACTGGAAGGACACCGGACCGATCAAGGACAGAGCGGACGGCACGAAACGGCTGGATCAGTTGCCGCGGCAGGTGTACCTGACCCATGGTCCGGTCTCGTCTGGCTCCCATGCTCCGACGGAAAAGCGCGGCCAACTCAACCCGGCCTTTTGCCGCTGGCTCATGGGATACCCGCCCGAGTGGGACGACTGCGCGCCTACGGCAACGCCATCGTCCCGCAAGTTGCGGCCGAATTCATAGCCGCGTACGTGGACGCGCTTCACACTTAACGCTAACAGAGGACAAACGATGAAACACTACGAAGTCCGTGACGGCTCAGAGTCTGGGCACTGCTGCTTTGTGGCAACGGTCGTTGACACGACGAAGCAAACCCACATTGTGGCAAACGGACGGCCCGTTTACGAGGTTGTGTGCGAGTGCTTCAGCAGGGAGGCCGCTGATGAGGTGTGCGCCGCGCTGAATGCAAGTGATGAGCACAAGAAGCTGAAGGAGGAACTCAAGATCGCGCGCGAGGAGATCGAGCGTCTCAGTGCAGAGGTTTGCGCGCTGCGTGAGGACGCGCAGCGGTGGCGCTGGCTGGATAGCAACGCAAGGCTTGGTTTTGCCTGTCTGCCGTCTTTGGATGCCGTGATCAGGATTCCAGTATTGGACAGATCCGACAACACCATCTCTGCGCTGGTGGACCGCGCGCTTGCGGAGTCACGATGAAAAACGTGACTGTCGGTTACAAGCTTGTGGATAGGAGGTAGGGTGACGACGATCGCATGGGACGGCCGCACCATGGCCGCCGACCGACAAATCAACGCTGGCAACACTCCTCTACGCAGCTTGCAACCGAAAGTACTGCGGATCAACGACCCGGACGGCAGGCCTTGCCTGATAGGCTTCTCAGGCAGCGTCTACATGTACCGCGCCTGGTTGCACTGGCTTAGTGGTGGCGACGAGCCGCGCTGGCGGGAAGATGATCACTGGTCGCTGCTGCTGATTGACCATAGCGGATATGCGTGGGTCCGCGCGTCATTCTCGAACGGATGGGCTCCGCACGGCAGAAGAGTTTGGGCTATCGGCTCTGGCTGCGATTACGCCCTCGGGGCGATGTATGCCGGAGCCTCGGCAGAGCGCGCAGTGATTATTGCGTCCAAGCTTGATGTGAACACTGGGTTCGGTGTCGATGTGGTTCGGTTCCATGGACAAGCGTTCGCGCAACCAATCTATGGCCGCAAGCCGAAGTGAAATGGTGGACGAATGGGACTGATGCAGCGGAACAAGGGCAAGCGTGGCGAGCGCGAGGCGGCCAAGGTTCTCAGTGAGGTCACCGGGTGCGAGGTAACACGTCGTGTCCGTCAGCACGACGGAGACAGTGATCTACTAGGTCTGGCTAGCTACTCGATCGAGGTCAAGATCGCCAAGCGCGTCACCGCCGCAATCGTTGACGATTGGTGGGAGCAGGCGATTGCACAGGCTGGCATCAACCACATTCCCGTGCTGATGTACAGGCAGGACAGGCAGCCGTGGCGTTGCCGCTGGTTGGGTGCCGCCGGACACTGGGTAGAAGGGACACCGAGCGCGTGGTGGGCGATTGCGCACGGAGTGCCAAGCCAAGCTTCGTGACCAGGCGTGAGATTACATCGTCACGCCTTGATCGACGTAACCACGTCGATCATTGCGGCGACGGTGACGAAGGCAAGTTTCACGATCGCAAGAATCGCGCCCAACGCGATGAGGCAGACGAGAAGGACGGCGGCAACAGGCAATGCCGCGATCTTGGTGATGAGGTTCAGGGCTCTCATTTCGATCGAGGCCATGCTTCGATAAGCGCCTTCACTTCTGCTGCTCTCCTGTCGTGAGCGAGCGCAGCCTGTTCAAGTAGTCCAGCACCTTCCGCGAGAAGGTCTGCGCCGTCGGCAGCAGCGGCTGCGAGTGCTCCGGCCCGAGCGCGACAGGCGGCGATGGAATCTGCGGAGCCTGAGCCGCCGGCGTAGGCAATGAGTGCGTTGCGCAGGCCGACACGAAGAGTGTCACGATCACGACGAAGACCAGCAAGAGCAGCTTCACGATTCTGAATTTCCCTGAGAGCATCGTCCAACTCCCTTCTCGCCCTGTCGGCAGCCTGACGCATCTGCGCTTCCAGCGCCCTGTTGCGCTCCTCGATCTCTCGCGCCTTCTCGGAGATCATGCGCAGATCAGTCTGATGCTCGGCGCGCATCTTCTCGATCACGGTTGCGTTGATCCTGTTCGACAGAGCATAGCCTGCGATGAAGCCGGACAGGGCGATCACTGCGTACGTCAGGATTCTCGTCGTGACAGGATTCAGCAACAAAGACTGGATCACTTGCCATCTCCCCTGAACAGCGCAATCAGTTTTCTCTTGTCGAAGACGACGAACGAAGAGCCGCGTTCCTGCGCCTTCTGAAGCAGAAGGTTGATTTCCTGCGGCAACGCAAGCTCCTCGCGCCTGCGCGCGAGGTACGCAGCCATCCCCTCGGCTCGCCGCCGATTGACTTCTTCTGGAGGCAGTCTGCCGTTTTGATCGCCCATATTACGGCATGCGTACAAGAGACCGATGCTCGATGCGCTTTACACGATGTCTCCGAGCTTGGGCGCGGAAACATCTGCGCGATGCACGCTGATCGGAAGCGTCGTGTTCGGCCAACACGACGGCTGCGCCGACACGAACGCCGGGAACATCAACAGGGCAAGAGTCTTCTTCATGTCACGTTGCGAACCGTGATCCAGATTTCCCGACCGACTATAGTCGCCGCTTCGAGCTTGATGAATAACCCATCGAAGGCATCCCTCGACTGAAACACAGCCGACGCACCGCGCACTCTGCCGACGAGGATGCAGCCTTCGGTATCAGCAGCGGTATTGCCGGGGTGGATGCGAACACCCTCAAAGCCTGGAACATCCACGAGAAGCGGCAGAATCCGCTTGAACCTTGGCGACCAGTTGAGAACGACCTGGTATCTGCCTGGAGGGATCGCAGTCTCTCCTGGGATTTTGCGGTCACGGACGGCATCCTCCAACGTGTAGCACTCGAACTCGCCATCGACGTACAGCTCACCGATCGTACAGATCGCTGACAGTTCGACACGCCGCAGGTCGAGCTCCATGCCCATCGGCTCAGGCTTCCTTGCCGATGGCTCGCTTTCTGTACTTGAGGACTTTGTGGACGAGTCCTGCGAGGAAGAGCGCCGCCCCAAGGAAGAAAGCCACGTCTTCAGTACCAAGTTCTCCAGCCAGCGCATCGTTGATCCTCGCTCCAGACGCCAATACGAGAATGCTGAGGCCGATGAACTGCGTCCAAGTCTCTCTGTAACACGTGGACATAATCAGCCACAGGCTCATGAACAGCACTGCGACGAGCGACATGAACGCCACCGCGTTTGCCATACGTCACCCCAGTTTCTTTGCAATCCAATCGCGCACGATCGTCCATATTGCAGCGGGGTCAATCTGGTCGATCAGGTCGAACAGCTTGGCAACGATCGCCATGCCCAACATGCCAAGCAGAAATCCGGTCAACCCGATGCTTCCGCTCAGAGACAACCAGCCGGCGACGGTCGCCGAGCCGAAGTAACTCAGGGCACACCCTCCAACGAACATCGAAGCGGCCTGCCATCTTCCGTATCTGGCATACCACCGAAGCGCAACGAGCGCACCAAGCGCCCCAGGTGCGGCTTCTTTCACTTCGGTTGGAACGTCCACTTCCTTCTCCTACGGCAGAACGGGCTTCAGCCCTTTGGAACGACGGGCATCAAGGTATGCCCTGACCAAGCGTGCCTGAACGGCCCTGATGCTTTCCTGAAGATCTTCGGACCGTTTCAGGTCTCCTTCGATTGCGGCCTTCTTCTGTTCGTCGAACAGCTTCTTGAGTTCAGAGTTTACCGACCTGTAGGTGAAAATCACATCCCGCGCAGCATCATCCTCTTCGGCGAGTCCGGCTTTCTGTCTGCGCATCTCGCGCTGAATCGCGCCCTCCACCTTGTCGAAAGCGCGCGCCATGTATCCCTTCGGTCTCTCGGAATAGAAGCGCGAGACGACCGGGGCCTTGTTCCGGTCGAATGCAGACTCGTCGCCCTTGAGCGCCTTGACCAGATTCGACGTTTGCAGGACGAACTGCCCGAGCCCGCCGGTGTACGCCCTCGTCATGTACTCGATCGCTTCTGCGCTTGCGAACGGTCCGAGAACCTTCTGCGCGTATCCAGGAGTTACCTCGTCTCCTCCGGTGGCGACGTTAAGCCCTTTGGAGACGAGCTTCGCAACATCCGACGTGCTCCTGCGCGCGATCGACGCATACGGTACAGGCGCGTTCGGCGTCCGCTGCGGAGGAACGATCGTTCCGCCGAGGAAGTTCTTGTTGATGATGACATCGTAAATCGGCGCTGCTGGAAACGGAATCGCGGCCTTGGCAAGCTGTTCCGGCACGCTGTCCGCTTCCGACAGCCTGACAGGCACAAGCGAGTCGATGATCCCGCCGACGATGCCGGCCGCGTTGTGCATGTACTTCCCGGTCAGAACGGCGTTCGCCGACCTCCTGCCCATCGCGTACAGGAACGTGTACTCAGGCGGAAGCGGAATCTTGAAGTGACCGCCATTCTCCCTGCCATTGAACAGGGTGACGTTGTGATCCAGTGTGTACTCGCTGATCGTCTGCGGATTTTTCAGGCCGGATTCTTCATCGTCACCGCCGACGAGCCAGTTCACGAACTCGGTTGCCATCCCGAGCGCAGGCAGGATGGACAGGGCCGTGACCATCCTGGCTGGAGACGTGCTCCCCGCCTTGATGAGGCGCTGGTCACCGCTCAAGAGGTTGAACGTTCCATACGTGCCCTGCATGGCAGCGTTGAAGAACACGTACAGAGCGCCGAAGGGCTTCGACATCTCGCCCTTGCGGTTGAAGTTCACGGTGATTTCCTTGGCGATCTCCGCTGCTCGCTCCTTCGAGTAGCCGGCCCTGCGCGCCTCCGTGTAAGCCGCGAGGCGGGTCGCATACTCGACGACCTCGTTCAGGAAACTCATCGTGTCGAGAATCGCCTTCGGGCCTGCGAGCGCGTACCTTCCAACGTCGGTCAGGACTCCCTGCTCTTCCGATACCCTGGCTCCGCTTCTTGCCAGGCCGGCAAGGATTTCTGCAGGTCCGGTCAGTCCATATGCCCCCGTCTTGCCTCCCTGCTCCAGAAACTCCCTGTAGGGCGCAGCAAGGGGGGAATTCTCGTTGGCGTGATATGCGATGATCTGCGCCCACGCCTTCGGAATTCTGGCAAGCACGCGCGCGGCACTCATCCCCTTGATCGCCCGCGACCGCAGCGTCGCCACGATCGCATCCTTCACGGCATTCGGCAGGCTCCACGTCGGGTTCCATTCCGTGAGCGTCCGGCCGAGCGTCCTCGTGACGACCGCCGTTCCTCGCAAAACCGCGTCCAGCTTCTCGATGTTCCCGGCCTTCTTGAGTGCTGTCAGAAGCGTTTCGTCCGGGACGAACACGCGCACGTTCTCGCTGTTGATGACCATGTTCATGGTCAGCGCATCGACTTTTGCCGGATCGACGACCATCTTCCATGTGCCGGTCTCCGGGTCGTCCTTCCGGGTCTTCACTTCATCCGGGGGATTGTCCGGATCGTACGGCCTGATGATGTCGTGCAGCTCCGGAACCTGCGCGGCTCGCCAGATCGTCTGCTCGACCTCGGCTTTGCCTGCGCGAAGAATGGCGCGGGTGGCGTCGTGGATCGCGTTGGCGATCGGGTTCCCGGCAGCCGTCGTTCGTCCGAACGCCTTCTTGATGTCGTTCGCCCAAATCTGGAAGCCGCGTCCTACGCCGGTGATTTCGTCCTCGACGCTGATGTCCTTCAGGGGCACGTAATACTTCCACTGCTGCCGCAGGAAGTCAGCGCTTTCCTGCTTGATGAGTCCGGAATTGACCAGCGTGTCCAGCTTGAACTCGTTGATCTTGTAGACCAGATCGGCAACACGCTCCAGGGCGGCGGATTGCTCCGGGGTGAACGATCCGATGATCTGCTTGGCCTGCTGGTCGGTGATTCCGGAAAGCCCCTGCCTTCCCTGCGGATCGCGCAGCGCCATCGTCGCGTTGCGCTCGGGCGCGTGCTTCGCCATCAGGTAGTCGCCCGCGTCCTTGACGGTCAGGTCGAGCTTCCTGATCTTGCGAAGCTCTTCGACCAGAGGTCTCACGTACTTCTCGTCGAACTGCTTTCCGACGTGCTCCACCTTGCCGTGAAACAGCTTCTCTGCAAGCCTGATCGACTCCTTGTCGGACAGCGGCCTGCCTACTTCGGCAGCAGCGCGTTCGACATCGAGCGCACGATCGAACACGTCGAACCACCTGCGAACCCACGCGCGCTCTTCTGGCAGCATCGCAAGCTGCTGGCCCGGTTGGTTGGTGCCGAGAGGCGATGGCAGGTTCTGTCCGGCGATGGCAAGCGCGAAGTCGAGGTCTTCTTTCTTCGGTTCGAGCGCGATCCCCTCAAGACCGGACTGAACCTGGGCCTCCAGTTCTCTGGTTTCTTTCGCCGTTCGCTGCAACATCGACATGATTTCGATGGCGCGTGAGCGAACAGCCTGCATGTCCTCGATGAACCGATCCGCGACGAGGCTATGCGTCGCAGAACCAGCCTTGACTCTCCGAACGAATTGGGCGATCCAATCGACGATCGCTTTTGCCAGTTTCCTGAAAAACGTCTCGTCCTGTTTCGCAACTTCCAACAGGAAGTCCCTGCTGTGCAGGGCGTCCGAGAACACATCCGAAACGAATTCCTCGATGACTCGACTGCCAGACAATGGCTCGCCGCCCATCCGGACGTACTTGTCTGCCAGTTCCTTGTGGTACTCGTGAAGGTTCTTGATGTTCGGCAGGATGTCTCTCAGGAACTGCTTCCACAGATCCTCGTGGTTTTGCTTGAGCCAGTGACCGAACTCGTGGCCTGCGATGACGAACCCAGGCTTGTCGGCATTGACGTTGATGAAGATGACATTCGACTTGCGGTTGTAGAAGCCGTTGGCAACGTGGTCGCCTTCATCCCTGAAGAACGCGGCCTCGCCGCCGATGTTCTTCATGAACTCCAACCAGAACCTGTGCTCCGGAGTGCGTGGAACGTCGAGGACGAACTTGACGTTACGCTTGAAATAGTCGGACAGGCTCTTCGATGCGTTGTCCAGTACCTCCCTGTACTCCCTTACGTTGTCCCTTTTCTGATCTCGTCCGGCTGCGCCACCTCCGCCGCGTTCAGCCCCTGGTTGAGCTTCGGAAACGGCAGCACCTTCGCCGACGGCACGAGGTTCGGGTTGACCCCTGGCGGCGCCTTCCTGACCTCCGGCCTGATCCTGTGCGCGGCTTTCAGGGCCTCCTGTGTAGATAGCCATCTCTGGTAGACCGACGGGGGCATTACCAGCGCCGCCTTGTACAGCCGGTTCAGTGACCTGCGGCCGCCCTGCACGGCTTTCACGTCCATTTGCGGAACCCTCACGTAACACCTCCCTGACGACGCGCATGAACGCATCGTCATCATCTGCATGCCTAAGAGCCGCCTCCTCGATCGCATCCGGGTCGATCTCGGCGGCCTGACGGGTCAATGCGGCATTGATTGCGTCTTCGTCCACGAGGCCGAGCTTCTTCTTCCAGAAGTCATAAGCCTCGCGTTCCTGATTGTCCATCTCGGAAATCCATTCGTTGGCGAATGCTCGCGCATGCGCTTCACGAACGTCCTTCAGGCTGGCGTTCTTGTCTACGTGTACGCCGATGCTGCGCAGGTCGTCGATGAGCTCTTCCCTGTGCTCTTCATCCTGCGCCTTCTGCGCTTTCGCCTGCTCGAAGAGTTCGGCCTCTCCGATTGGGCGAACGGACCCCGGAGACTCAAGTTCCCTCTCGATGAGCTTGCCTGCCTGATCTATCCCGACATCATCGCTTTGGAGGAATCCGGCCTCTTTCAGGTAGTAGAGAACCCCATCCTCCTGTAGACCGCCATCCTTCGGAAAGAGCGGTTTCCCGTTGATGATGAGTTGGGTGAGTTTCCTCTTCTGAGGAACGCGCACGCCACGCTTGTCGATTCTGGTCGTGATCTTGTACACGTCGTCCAGGCCAAGGTCGTGCATGATCGACCTGCTGATGCCTCCGACTTTCACCAAAAGGGTCAGCAGGCGGCTGTCCTTGTACTTCGGCTCTGGCTGCTCCTTGCCGGCCTTTTCGACTTTGGCGGGCTCCTCTTTCGTGGCGTAGGACTCGATGACCTTGTTCGCCTTCTCGACGACCTTGGCCTGGAGAGCCTTGTCCTTCACCTTGGTCGCCTTGGCGAGCGCGCTCCTCGCCTCGACGAGGCGGCGAATCTTGTTCCGTTCGAAAGCGATTTCCTTCTTCGCCTCTGCTGCGATCTCCGGGTTCTGCTCCGCATCCGACTGAAGCGTCTGGATCCTCTGGCGCGCCTCGGCGATCAGACCAAGCGCACGGTCTGCCGATTTCGCACCAGCCGGGGGGACCGGCTGCTCTGCCGCCGCCGCCTCCTGAGCGGCAATCTGCGCCTCACTGTTGGCTTTCTCGGTCGCGTATTCTTCCGGCGTGATCGCTTCGGCATGCTCGATGAGCCCAGAGGATCGAGCCTCTTCCGGCGTCATCTCGGTGACATTTATGCCGGCCGTTGGGGCCGCTTTCTCCGTCACGTCCTTTGGAAGAGCCTGTTCGAACGGGATCGTCTCGACGCTGATTCCCTTGGCGCTCGGTTTCGCTTCCGGCTTTTCCTGCCCGACGGCCTCATCCAGCGTGGATTCGGAGACGCTGATTCCCTTGGCGCTTGGCCTCTGCTCTGTCAGGGATTCGAGATCGGATGCGACGGACTCCTCGTGAGTGAGCTCCCTGACCGCAATGCCAGTTGCCGGCGGCGTTTCTTTCTCCGCAAGGATGCCAGCCCTACGCAGCTGATCCTTCGCCTCGTCGAGGAATTCCCTGCGGATTCCCTCATCCTCTACGGATGCCGCAAGCTCGGTCAGGCGCTGCGCCTTGTCCAGGGCGGCCGCCTGGATTTGCTCATCACGAACAGCCTCCTGCAACTTGCGTTGCAGTTCGACGCGGGCCTTCGGGTCGGTCTCGCGGTCGAGCGCTTCTCGCAGAGTCGCAACCCTTCTCGACTCGCGTTTCTGCGGTTGCTCCTGCGGCTGTCCCTGCTGTACAGGTTGCTCGGCCACTCCTTCTACCGGGGTCAGCCACGCAGTCTTGAGCCGGTCAGATGCGTTCTCCCACTGATCTGGCGTGATCCTCGCTCCATTCGGGGCGCGATAGACGACATTGCCGCTTTCGTCCTTCTCGGCGACGAACTTGTCCTTGACGGCCTCGAACGACTTCGACGGCGGCGGTTGAGCGGCCGACGCCTGCCTCATCTGCTCGATCGCCTCAAGCGTCTCCGGCGTGGCCTTCTCTTCCCTTGGCTTGATGCCAGTCGCCTTCCGCTCGGCGCGCTGGGCGGCCCTGCCGGCAAGCCCAAGCCCGCCGGCCATCATGCCGGTTGTCACGAGAATCTGCGGAATCTGGCCTTTGACTTCTTCGAGGTACTCGGCAAGCGTCGGCGTCTTCTCGTCCGGACCAACGGCAAGGTAGCGATCAACGGCCGTCTCGGACAGCGACGCCAGAAGTTCAGATGGAACTTCCCTTCCGGCCCATTCCCGCAGACGTTGTGAAAGAAGCGTCTTGAGCCCGCCCTTCCCCAGAATCTTGACGACCGTCGCCATCGGAAGGGCTTCCGTCCCGGCTTCGATCAGGCCCTGCAACTGGGCGAGCGGAAGCGCCCTTTCTACCCCTATCCCCTTGCGCCTGTACTCGCCGTAGCTCCGTGCGGCCTGCTGCTCGAAAATCCCCGCCAATGCCGGGATCGTCTCTCCCGGGGCAAGCAACAGCGAGCCGGCGATGACCGGGGCCATGTAGGCGATGTTCTCAAGACCGCCGTATGCGAGCGCGGCAAGGCCGTCTTCCTCGAACTCAGGGCGCATCGACAGGCGTTCGAGCTCCAGTCTGGCCTGCTTTTGCAGGGCGCGCTTCTCAGCGCCGGCCATGCCGTCGACTCCAGCCTTCGACAGAAGGCCGGCAATCTGAGCCGCCGTGCCGTACACCATGTCTTTCGGCACGTCCTCGACCACCCGCCCGAGGTGGCGCGCCATCGTGCCGAGTGTCGGCTTGGGTCCGGTAATCGGACCGATCTCGCCTGTCGGCCTGATCCCACCCGGTCCGGCAGGTGGAAGCCGTACGACGGACGGAATCTGTCCGTTGTATCCCCACATGACGCCGGCGCCGGGCGGCGGTTTCGGCGTCTGCTGCTCCTCATCAAGCCGAGACGCGAACGACACGTACTCGGCCATGCCGTCAGACAGCGATCCACCAGAAATCCCGGCAGAGCCAGGGATCAGTGGCTGCTGAATGTTCTGCTGCTGAATCGCCGGCGCATAGGGTCGTCCGCGAGTCGCCGCGATGTCGCGCGGATCGCGCAGATCGCCGCTTGCGGGCGACGTGCCGAACGCTTCATCGTCGCTGAGAAGCTGCCTTCCGGAAACGAATTGCGGACCGCCGGTTTCTTCCCGGACGACGCCGAACGCTTCCTCATCGGACATCAATCCAGCGGCAGCCATCCCGACCCCATCCACACGCGGAGTTTGCCGTTCAGGTTGAACGGCTGACCAACGGCACGCTGCTCAGGCGGCGGCAACTCGGACGGACTGGTGTACACCCGCGTCTGCTCCGTTCCCTTCGTTCCGCCCTTCGCGTACGAGACGATCCCCGCGCGAACCTGATTGATGAGCTTCAGGTCATCCTGGTTCGGCTCGACGCGCACCTGCCGGCCGTTCCTTTCTTCCAGCTTGTACCAGGTGCCCTTGTCCCTGAACAGACCGATCTTCGATGCTGCATTGTCGACGAGCGACTCGATGTTCCTGTCCGTAAGCTTCGGCGTGGCGCCCGCGCCGATTCCTGAGGGGGTCTTCCCTGCCTGCCTCGTTTGGGCAACTCTCTCCGCGCTGCCGGCGCGGATACCCGCGGCGGTGACGGTGGCTTGCGCCTTCGTCGCGGCGTCCGGGGAGACGCCTTTTGGCACCTCCTGCTGATCGAGGATTTCCCCTGTCAGGCGATCGCGCACGACGATAATTACCTTGTCTCCAGCGTCGATGCGATCGACCTTGGTGCGGCCGTAGATGCCACCGATGTTCTTCGGCAGAGGTATCCGGCCGAAGTATTCGAGTGCAACGTCGATGTCGTCCGCGCCTTTTTGCAGTCCCTCCTGAAGCTTCTGCTGCATCGCCGGCGTGCTGAACACGTCGGCCAGTTGCTTGACCTTGCCGACGCGATCAAGCAGGTCTTCCATCGAGAGGAACACGGGCTCGTCATTCGGATCGGCGGTTCGATTCTTCGTCACCGGCGCGATGTACCCCTGCGGATTGCCCACCGTGTACACGCGCAGGACCGGGCTGACCCTCCCTCCGTCCGGCGATGGGACGAAGCCGACGATCTCCTTCTTCGTGATCGTCGTGCCGTCCGCGCCGGGCGATCCGACTCCCTTGCGAAGCTCTGGCGACAGAATCACGTTCGCCGCGTCCGCCGCCTTCTCGAAATTGCCGCTCTCCATCGCGTCATGGACATCCATGACGGCTTTCTGTAGAGGCGACGGAAGCGTCGGATCGGGCTGCGTCAGAAGCCTCGGGTCGTACCCGGTGATCGCCACCGCGGAAAGCAGATCCTTGTTGCCGACGTTCGTGTCTCCTGCGTTCAGCCTTTGCAGTGCGCCGGTTCCCGTCTCGTTGACTTTCTTCCACAGACCTTCCGCATCGGACAGGAGCTTTTCCCGCTTGGCCTGAAGCGCACGAAACGCCGCCCCGAGTTTGGCCTTGGCCTCGGTTGGAATCTCGCTGCCGTACTGGATGCGCAGCGCGGCCGCCTGTTGGGCAAGGCTTTCCTGTTCGTTCGCGATGAGGTCGAGTTGGCCCTTGATGCGCGCCGCCTCTTCGTTGCGAATACCTCTTTCACGCTGCGTTGCGCGGTCTTCCTGCCGGCCTTGGAATTCGATTTCCTCGCGCTCGCGCTGGCGCGTTTTGTAGGCGCGCTCTTCTTGCTCGATCTTCGGGCGCTCGACCAGTTTCTGGTAGAGGTCGATTCCCTTCTCGAAACCGGACAGAATACCGGCGGCCGGAGGCGTGTATTGCATCAGAAGAGCCCTCCAAGAAGTCCGCCGATGACGGTGCCGACGATTGCTCCGACGGGTCCGCCGACCGCGCCGATCTTGGCACCAAGGGCAGCACCACCTACACCGCCAGCAGCCGCCCCGAGCTGCACGTTTGCCGCCCTGTTCGCCGAGACGATGCTGCGGTTCAACCGCTCCCTGTCGGATTCAGCGCGCGCTGCCGCACCCATCTGCGACAAGGCTTCTGCGCCCTGACGGACACCATAGCCTTCGATGCCGTACAGTCTCGTATTGAAGCCTGCGTATCCGGTGGCCGGATTGATTCCGATGCCTGCCATCTGTCACACCGCCGGCATGGGTGCGCCAAGAATCCCCCGCTGGCGCTCTACGGTGCGCTGACGCGCGATGTTCGCTGCTCCGACTTCCGCCTTGGCTTGCGCGAGGCTCTTCTGAAGATCGGCAGCCTGACGTTCTTCCGGCGTCAGGTTGATGCCAGGATACATGCGGCGCGACAAGTCTCCGATCCCGGAGAACGACGACCTGACGCCTTCGATTGCGCGCTGCATGTTCTTCGCCGGCAAAGTCACGTCGGAAGAGTAGTCGATCAGCGTGTTCTCGATCGGGATGAACTGGCTCACCCACTGATTCCACATGTCCCGCGTCATCGCTGCGTATGCAGCCTGCGCAGAGCCCACCTGTGGAAGGGCCTCGTACAGCATCGGCATGGCTACGGTCTCCACTCAGGCATCGGCACGTAGTCCGAGTAGTCCATCACGTCGGTGCCGTACTGCGGCTGCGGAATCCTCGTGCCCATAGGTGAGGTCATGTAGCGCGCACCCATTCCCATCGCCGTCCCAAGAAGCTGCGCGTTGCCGAATCTGCGGGCGGCGGCCTCCTCGGCCTGGCTTCGCGCGTTCTGCGCCGCCAGAGACGCCTGATCCATGATCCCACGTGAAGCGGCGGCTCCCTGACCTCGGCCGATCGCCATCAGTTGGCCGAGTCCGCGCAGGTATGCCTCATCCACGATTTCGTTTCCGCGCTCCATGCCGATGCCGACCGACGTGGCGCGGTCTGCCAGCATCCCGGAAGTGCCAAGCTTCGCTGCCGGAGAAAGCGGAGTGATGCCCGCCTGCCTGCGTTGGGAGGCGAGCTTGTCCATGATGCCTTGATAGGCAAGCGACGTATCCGCGCCGATGGTTGACTTGGCCGTCTCTCTTTCGAAAGAGTCCGGCCTTCCCATCGCCTCCACGGCTTTCGCCAGAGCGGCGTGGCGCGGTGCCCAACGGGCTTTGTAATCGGCGAATTTCGCCTGCGCCATTGCGGCGGCAGCGCGCTCGGCCTCAGTTTCCTGAACGGTGCCCTTGTTCCTTCGCATCGCCGACTTCCAGGCAGTACGTCACATCGACAACCTTCCATCGCTGTGGCAACCTGCGGAGCCAGCCAATGCGTGGCGAGCGCATCACGATGCGCTTTGCGCCGATGTACGCGGCGATCCTCTCGATCTCGCCAAGGTACTTCGCAATGTCAGCGTGTCCGCTGGTTGCAACAGCACACCAGATCACAAGGTCGAGACCGTCGATGGCAAGCAGCACGTAGCCCTCATCCGAGGCGAACAGGGCTGCGACACCCTGCTCGATCTGCCGCCTGACTTCTTCGATCCCGACATTATGCCCTTCAATCTGCGGCGGTGCCAGACGCTGCAAGACCGGCCAAGCATCGTCCAGTTCGTCGTCCGCAACCCTCCAGATCATGCGATCGTCGCCGTCTGCTCCTGGCCGATGACCGCGATTCTCATCGTGCCGCTGTCCATATCCGGGGCTGGCCCGATCACCGCGATCATGCCGGCGTCGGACCTGGCGTTGATGTCCATGTTCGTCCCGATGGAGACATCGGCCTTGGTCCCGGCGTTCAAGCCGCTGACCCGCGCCGCGTCAGTGGCAATGAAGTCGATGCCGAACGTAACGCCGATATCGGCCCCGTCGATGTAGACGCGGACGGGAGCGCCATTTGCAAGCCATGCGTCAATGGTCGTCTTCAGGCTGTCGATCTGCGCCTGCAACGAGGAAAGCGAGGCCGTGGACGAAGAAGATGCTGACGGGCGAGCGGCTTCCTGTATCGAGACGGTTCTCGACAGGCTCGCCTCGATCCGTTCGATGCGCTCCCTGATGTTGGAGATCGCAGTCGCCAGATCGCGCTCGATTCCGCGCGGCGTCGGAATGGCCGGCTTGCCGAAATCGGCCATCAGTCGATCTCCGATACATCCTCTGCGATCTGCAACGAGTACACCCTTGCAGTCCCGTAGAGTTCCACGTGAAACTGCGTCGCCGCCGATGTCCTCGGAGGTGTCGGAAGAGCGATCTCGGTGTCCCCGGTCACTTCGACGGAGTAGTAGGACTGCCCGTTCGCATACAACACCATCGTCAGGTCGTCATAGGACTCGGCCTTGACGACCGCGTAGCGGAAGTCGGCGGCGTACGGCAGCAGGTACGACTTGCTCTTCCACCGATACGGAATCCTGGCGTTGAACCCAGGCGGCGAACCATCGTACTCGTCGAACCGGTAGAGTGTCCCGCCGTTGACCGTGAACTGGCCTGAAGCCGGACTTCCTAGCGGTCCTGGTGGACTGTTCTGGTCGAGAACGATGAACAGCGAATCCGTCAACGGGTCGGAGTAGCCAGCTCTTGCGTGGAACGCAAGCGACACCTTGCCGAATCCGGCATCTCCGAAGTCGATGACGAATCCGCCATTCTCCGTTCCGGTGTCGTAAAAGCCGAAGTATCTGTTGTCGTGCGACAAACCAATGATCGACGACGGCTTCAGTGCCTGCCACTCTTTCCGTGAAAACAGCTTTTCCGTAACGACGGAGACCCGTCCAGGCCCTGACACGGCGACCAGTCCGTCCGGCGATGCGTACAGAACGCCGATGCCGGCGATGTATGCAATCGAGCGCCCGGAGACGCAACCCTGAGGAATCTCCAGCTTCGCCATGCTGTAGGCGTCCGGAGAGTTGCCTGCCGCAATGTAAGGGAAGGCTTCCGTGCAGATCACGACCATCGTGTCGATCGCGCCGATGCCGACGATCTCGAAGTCGGTTGCCAGTCGGTATTCAACCGGCCATGCGTGCGGCCTGTCTTGCGCGCTCAGGCAAAGCTGATTCTTTCTGAAGCCGGCCATGATGCCGTTCGGCAGCGCGAGAATCCCGCGCAGGTCGTCCGGCGGAAGCGCCCAGTTCTCGGAGATCAACAATCCGCGGGCAACGACCTCGCTGTCGAGGGAGTTGTCGTTGTACGTCGCCGTCGCCAGCGGTATCTCCGCGACGAAGTAGAAAGCCGTTCCGGTCGCTCCGGTCACGGCCCTGTAGATTCGCTTCGACGTAATCCCCCACTCGGGTCCGATTCCGCTTGGAACCGTCGTCGGCGTCGTCACGACGACAGTCGAGCCAGAATCACGAATGACGGTCGCACTCGCCGGGCTCGGTCCGCTTTCTTCGCCGATGTCGTTGACGAACGTGTAGACGTAACTCGTCGCCAGATCATCGCTTGCGTCTGCCGGTGGAGCGGTCCCGGTGACGTGGAAGTTGTCGATCGAAAAAATCTGGTCTCCGTGGTTAGGCGCTGAAGACGCATATGCCGTGACGCCGCAGAAACCACCCTTCGCGGGCAGTCCTGACACGGTTGCGTTGATGATCTGTGTCGAGCCGACGAACGCCTGGACGTTCCACGAGTACGTCCCTCCGCTTTGTTTCGTACCGACCAGCTTGAAATGCGTATACGTGCCGAGAGGTGGGGCTGTGCTGATCGCCACCGACGAGATCACCGGGCCGCCGCCAAACGCAGTCGTTGGCGCCCGCCCGAGGACTGAGAAACTTGGAGCGGGTTCCTGAGCCGTCACCTCGACCATCGTCCCGGCACCGGACGAGTCGCACATCAACGAGATACCCCAAAACTGAAAGTCGTTCGGCAACCAAAGGTTCTCGGTTGGGTACTTGTCCGCGAATTTCTTGTCCAGCCTGAAATCGAACTCGACGGTTACCGTGTCGCTGTTGCCAACACCGAAATCCCTGACCGCGTATCCGTTGCCGTTGTTGAAGATGCTGTACCTCAGACGGCCGGTGTTGCCGACGCCTCCGGTGGAAACCCACTCGACGAGTCTGGTAGATGAGCCAGTGTTGACCTGTGGGCAGAACTGCCAGCCTGGCGGAATGCCATTCTGTGCAGAGTTCAGGTCGTCGAAGATGTCGATCGGCGCTCCACCGGATACGTTCCCGGAAACGGTCGGAGGGGACGATGGAGAAGGAACTCCAAGCGGACGGCTTGCCTTCGGCATGCAACCCGTTCCGCCCGTCGCCATCGTGAAGTTGGTCCAACGAGGCAGATCAGTACCGGTGAAATAGATGCGCTGCGTCTCGTCGCCGCCGATCATAGGGCGTGCGACATGAACCGTGTAGGCCCCAACGTCAAGCTCGGATTGAGACCACTCCAGCCAGTACAGCGTCGAGCCGCTTCTCAGCGGGTAGACGGACACGACGTTCGTCTTGCAGAGCGTCGTGTCCGGCTTGAAGTTCCTCCACGCTTCGAGATCGCCCGACAGAAGGCGGCAGTTCACTGCGGACTGCCCGAATCCTTCCGGCAGGGCGCGAGGGGAAATCCTCGGGGCCTCGCCTCTGAACTGCGAGACCGAAATCTTCATCACCACTCACCAGGTGGAAGTGGATAGTAGATGACGCTGAACATCGGTATTGATACGGAATTTAGTCCAAGGATTGGGTGGCCTCTCATGAAGTAAAAGGAGTTACTAAAACCTACCCTCGCAAATTCAGGACCAAAGTTGCTTTTATTAAGAATTGCGACTATTACTTTTTCGCCATCAACTAACGAAAAGCTAGCGCAAACCGACGCACCCAAAGATTGGGTACTCTGCGATGGATAAAGGTGGTTGATCTGATTCATCGCAAAGATGTAAGAGATATCAAGGTTTTGGTCGTATTTTCCGACGCCAATGTAAAAGGTGAGGTTACTGGATCCTGGTGCAAATTCGTAAGTCAGCACGCAAGACGCGTAGAACGAAAAGAAGCCTGAGCTGAGGGCAGTAAATATGCCTGTGGAGGTGTCGTACGACCCTAATGTTGGGTTGTACAGGGAAACAGCGTCGTAGATCAGATTGCTCCCCGTTTTTTGATCTGTCCCAACACGCCTCGCGCTCATGACCGGCGTTCCGCCGCCGCCACCACCACCACCACCAGGAATGTTCACGACAACGGTATCGGACGACGGCGTGTACGAAGCCGTGACGCCGTTGCCTGTGAAATTCACGAATGAAGGCGCAGGCCCGCCACGGTTTACCCCTTCGTCCTGAAACTGTGTCCCGCCCGTCTGCGACACGAAGACATTCACGCGGCCGGCGTTGTTGTCGTACGTGGCATTCACGCCAGGCCCGGTGAAGTTGACGTACCTCGGCTCCGGTGGGCCGACGTTGACCTGTTCGTCCTGAAACTGCGTTCCGCCCGGGAAAGGCCCGGCGACCGGAGGAAACGGATCGAGCGGAGTCAGCGAGAACGACGGCATTCTGTCCTCACACGATGAATGGCTTGGTGCGCGCGATCACCGTCCCGCTTTGCCATCCGCGCGCGATGTCGGCCTTGGCGTTGTTGACTGCGGAACGGAATTCCCGGTCGTGGAAAGCCGCTGCCTGAGCGTCCTTCCACGCCTCCGGCAGCATGAGAAGGAACGCCAGCGCGCCGTGCTCGATCGCAAGACGCCACTTGTTGAGCAGAGGGTCGGGAATCTCGGCAACACCATCCTTCGGCTGCACGGCCAGCGTGATCGTGACCTCGTACACCTTGTCTGGCTTCGGATGGAAAACGACGCTCCCCTCCGGCATGTAGGCGTACGTCAGCGGCATGGCCGGCTTCGTGTTGGGGTCGAATGTCCTCGGATCGCTCGGATGAAGCGGGTGGATCGAGCCGTTCGTGTCCTTGATCTGGGCGATCGGCGCGTCGATGACTTCCAGCAACGGGTCCGATCCAAGCGAATACCCGGCCACGTTCGCAGTCAGGTTTGCGGTCAGCGCGGTAACGTACCAGCGTGTTTGACCGCAGAACGAGCGCGCTGCCCTGACGTATGCCGCAGTGATCGCATTGATCGGGCACTTCGGGATGATCTGCTGGATGTCGCGCACGAGGTCGATGACGAGCGCCATGCGTTCTCCTTACGCCTGATGCTGCTCGATCTGCTTGAGGTCGGGCATCGACGCCTTCGTTGCCGTCGTTCCAGCCGTGACCAGAGCCATGAACATCTGCATCATGCCGGTGCTTTTCTGAAGGTCTTGCCGCCTCGTGTTCTTCGCGTACGCCATCGCGCAGACATACGCCCACAAGGCCGTGTCGTAGGTGTCAGGAAGAACGATGTTCTGTGTCTGCGACGTAAGTACCGGAGGAATCGCGCCGTACATCATCTTGATGACGCCGGTACCGTTGTTCGGCGGATTGACGAAGAACGTCTTCCATTCGCGCGAGTCCGCTGCGTATTCCAGAACGTCCGTCGCCTGGGTGGACGATGCCCACGTGGACAGCGACGTATTCAATGCGTCGAATCCGACGTGGCGGATCGCCCTGCCGGATCCAACGTTGTACAGCGCGCGCACGACGACGAGGCCGTCAGCCGGAAGCGTCTGGACGACGCCAGCCGTGAGCGTCACGTCGCCGACCTTCGTGTATGCGTCACGGTTGACGTGGCAAACCGCCCGCTGGCCGGCGTTCAGGTAGTCGAGAAGTTCTGTGCCAGACCAGGCAACGGCGTTCGGATCGGACAGCGTCCTCGACGCCCGACTGATGATCGTCTGTGCCTGGATCGCCATGTCGCACTACTTCACTTTTCCGAACGACACCTTGCTGATCGCCTGCTTCGTATCTTCGATCGCCTGCTCCTTCTCAAGGCGGGACAGCATCGCCTCAAGCTGATCGCGCGTCGCATTCTTCGGAACAGGTACGCCGAAACGTTCGTCGATCTTCTTCCTGAGCGTTTCGGCGTCATCGACCTGCTCCTGTTTCGCCGTCGGAACCATTCCCTTCAGCCACATGATGCGCTGTTCGAGCGTCCAGTTCGGATCGCCGTGATAGGGGCGGACGTCCGGCAGCTTAAGGATGTCGTCAGTCAGCGGAACGAGCACGCCGTCGTCGCGGATCGCAAGCCCACGGCCGATCTTGGCCACACTGTTCGGGCTGGTCTTCTCAAGCGCTTCTTCCTTCTCGTGGATGTCCATCGTCGCTTCCATGTGGGTTGATGAACAGCGGGCCGGATGCTCTCCGGCCCGCCACCCTTCACATCGCTCAGCTACCGGCCGGGCCGCCCGGCGTGTAAGCGCGACGCTTCACGCCGGAGCCTGCCGTGCTGGAGTCCTGGCACGGGTCGGAAGGCTGATGCACGTAGCGTGCCTTGGCCTTGCCGGATGCGCTGGACTTCAGAGACTTGATTGCCTCGTCGTCCACCTTCACCGTGTTCAGACCCTTGTAGGTGTAGGCCTTCGGGATCATGGTTTACCTCCAGTTTCAGGATCAGGACTTGACGTACGACACGGACAGGTACTTGCCTTCGATGACCTTGTAGCCGTAGACCATCAGCCCCCTGACGAGGTAACCGAAGTCGTTCGGGTTCGAGATCATCTCGGCTTCCGTGACCTGCGCCGCGAAAGCCAGCCCTGCCGAGTGCCCGGCCATCGCAGCCCAACTCAGCGCCGGGCTTTGGTTCTTGAGCACGTTGCGGGACTGGTACACGGTGAACCGGTCGATCATGCCGACCTTGCCGTTGCGCAGGATGGACACACCGTCGCCGGCAAGCGACGCGATTTTCAGGTCGCTCTGCTTGATCAGCTTGATGGTCCACGGCGGCAGGACGAGCCAGCGTCCCTCGTCCGGGACGTTCTGTTCGTCGAGCACCTGCCCGAGGTCGGTAATCCAGTCCACGACGTTGGTCTTGGTCAACGTCAGGGGAGTCGTCACCGTGCCGAGGTTCAGGTTGCCGGAGTCTGCGCCCGCCGTAGCGCCCTGGTTCTGCGCCGACACCTGCGCCGGGATGACCCCGAGCATGTCGGCATCAGCAGCGATCTTGAGCTGGATCGAACCGGCTTCCGCGAAGATGTCCGTCAGATCGAGGTCCGATTGCCGGATGTCCACCGTGTTGAGCACGATGGAAAACGACTTGGCCCGGTCGATGGACAGATTCGTGGAGACCTTCGTCGGCCGCTCGTACGTGAGGTTGTTGCCGATCACGTAGTCCGAGACGGTGATGTCCGGAACGCCACGGATGATGACGTTGCTGCCGAATCCAGCGATCTCGCCCTCGTAATCAGTGGACGCGATCTCGCCGAAGACAGTCGTCTTGTAGAACTTCTCGACCAGTTTGCCGGAGTAAACCTCCGGGATGAAGTTCGAGGTGCCCGCCCCTGGTCCGTAGTTCGGGACACCCGCTCCGCGTGCAACGCCCATTGCGTTACCTTCCTTTCCTGTTCGTGTGCTTCAACACGCAGGAATCAGGTAATCGTGCCTGCCTCCTGCGCCCTTTTTACCAGGGCGTCGAGCTCGGCGACCCGCTTGGCGCGTTCTTCATCCGAAAGCCTGCGATTCATCGCAATTTCCGTGTAGCGGCGTTTGATTTCGGCGCGGGACAACTGCGGAACGGGAGTCTGTTCCTGAGCGAGCGTGTCAGCGGCCCTTCCCGTCGAGGCGGATTGCGGAACAGCCTGCTGCGGAACGGGCTTCTGGACGAAGCCCTGCTTCGCAATGTACTGCCGCAACTGGGCAATGATCGGTCGAGCATCGAAGCGCGCCTTCGCGTTGTCGATGATCTCCTGCCGCGTCATGCCGGTTGACTCGTCTTCCTCTCCGCAGAAAACCAGCCACTGTGGGTCTTGGTCGATTTCCTGCCAGTTCGGGACGGCATCCGTCAGAGCGTCGATCATGCGCTGCTGCTTCTCCCTCAGTCTCACCCGTTCTTCCGTCTCCTGACGCTGCCGTACCGGCGCAACCTGGGCGTCGACGAGTTTCTTGACCTCGGCTGCCACAACCTTGCGCGCCAGACCGACGATCTCTCCCGCCTTGTCTTCTCCAAGGCTGGCGATCTGCTCGGCCGTCAGGTACGACTCCAGTTCGACGGTATCGTCGTCTTTCGCCTCGCGCAGCTTCGCCAGTTCGGCGTGCAGCTCCGCGATCTGTTCCGCCATCTTGCGAATCTCGGCGACGTGCTCTTCCCGCTCCTTGCGGAGAATGCCCATCGTCGAGTTGAATCTCTGCTTCCAGTACGCCGGGTCACGCTCACGCGGGTCTTCAGCGGGCTTCTCCTGTGGCTGTTGCTGCTGCACAGGCTGAGGCGGCTCCTCTTCTGCGTCCTGCTTCGCGCTGACCTCATCGTTCTGCGGTGGGGTCTGCTCGGCATCCGCCAGTTTCTTTGCCGCTTCCACCCGCCTGCGGACTGCCGCAGGCAGCTTCGTCTCGACTCCAGTCTCCATTGCTTGCTCCAATTGACGCTAGGCGTCATCTTGTAAAGCGGTCACGCCACGCTCCGCTTGCTTGCGCATGAAAGCGGGCTGAGGACTCAGAAGGTCGATCATGCCGTCGATTGCCTGCGCGTAGCCTTGCAGCACTGCAATTTCGGACACGGGACACTTTCTGAGCTTCCTGTCGATTTCGTCAAGCATCGGCTTGAGCACGCGCTCGCGCAGGAATTGCCCTTCCGCAGAACGGGCAATCGACGCGAGTGTGCCAAGCTGATTTGCGTCGAGCCTGACGAAATCCATGCTTTCAGCATACCACGCGATGGTAAGCGCTAGTCAACATCTTCTCCCTCCAGAAGTTTGGAAATCGCCATCTCGATCGCCACCCTGTTGTTGCGCTGCCTGACGAGTTCCTTTTCCAGTTCGGACCGCCGCTTCTTCTCCTGCTCCAACTGGGCTCGCAGTTCGGCCAAAGCAGAGTTCACCTCATCGACGGCGGCCATCGCGGCGCGGACTTCGGCGGCGACCTCGCGCTTGATCTGCTCAAGGTCGATCCCGACCTTCGGCGGCAGTTCAGGCTTGGGAGGCTGCGGTTCCTGCGGAACGGCATCGGGCTCCTCCGGACCAAGACCTTCGTCCGGCTTTGGCTTCTGGACCTTCTGTGCTGCTGCGGCCGGCTTCGCCTTCGGCCTGGCGACGGTCTTCTGCTCTTCCTGTGCCGCCTCCGGAACCTCAACGACGCCGATGCCGTCCCCGATTTGCGGGATGCTGCCGATGCCGGTGCCAGGAACCTTCGCCTTCGGTTCCTCCGGCTGCTCGTGCTCTTCTTTCTTCTTCTTGCGCTTGCGCGCAGAGACCGGCTTGAATTCGATGTTCTGGTACTTGCGACGATGCCCGCCGATCAGTCTCGGATCGATCGGCTGCGCGATCTCTGCCGACTGCTGCTGTCCGACGACGAGGATGACTGCGGTCTCAAGGTCGGCCGAGCCGGAGGCGGATTGCGTGACTGAAATGTCTCCGCCGAGAACGACGATGCGGGCCGCGTCTGCGATCGCGTTCGCGGTGGACGACTGGGGCTGGCCGGCAACCGATGCGATGCCGGCATCGCCGACCTTGATCGAGTGCGCGGAAGACTGCGTCTGACCGGAAACGAGCGCACTCGTGCCGCCGTTCGACGCCTCGATCGTGGCGCTGTGCTGTTGCCCGACGACCGCGACGATGCCGAAGTCGAGGTCAACCTTCTGCTCGATCGATGCGGACTGATGCTGCCCGGCGATGAGGATGTTCCCAGCGTCGGAGACGGCAGAAAGCGTCGCGGACTGGGCCTGCCCGTGGACGATGATGAATGCCGTGCCGAGGTCGATTCCGGTCGGAGCGATCGTCGCGGTCTGTTCCTGCCCGACGACGGACATGATCGCGGTCGACAGGTCTGCACTCTGCGTGATGGACGCGCTTTGCTCCTGCCCGACAACGAAGATTCGCCCGGCTTCATCAGCAACGGATGCGGAAGACTGCTGTGGTTGTCCGGCAACGACGATTCGTCCTGCATCCTCAATGGTGGATACAGAAGACTGCTGCTGCTGACCGACGACGGACAGGCTTGCCGTCGACAGATCGGCACCATGCGTGATCGACGCGCTCTGCTCTTGGCCGGAGACGAGGACGACTGCGCCTTCGTGCTGTGCCGACAGCGACGAAGACTGCTGCTGTCCGAGAACCCTGATCCCGCCTGCGTCGGCGGTAGCATCGAACCTTGCGGACTGCGGCTTCTGCGATACCAGGATGCGCGCCGTGTCGAGATCGACGACGGTCGATGTCGATGCAGACTGCTCCTGCCCAACGACCAGGACGACACCGGCCTCATTCGATGCCGAGATCGATGCCGACTGCGGCTGTCCAACCGCCAGAATCCTTCCGGCTTCCTCCGTCGCCGACAGTGTGGCGGACTGAGGCTCACCTGCGACGACAACCCTTCCCGCGTCATTGGTCGCGGTGAGCGTCGCGGATTGCTGCGCTCCGACGACACTGATGAACGCAGTGGAAAGGTCGGACTGGGTTTCCTGCGCTGCCGCGCGCCACTGCGCCGCGAACTCGATCTCAGCCTGCCGCCACTCCCTCGCCGCGTATTCGATGTCCGGGTCGGGCGCGAGCGGGGTCGCTCTCAACCCTTCCGGAGGCGTCGGAGCGGCAGGCGTGCCGACCGTGACGACGGGCGTGACCGTGTAGGTATCGAGCGGCGTCCCGTTGTCAGTGACGCGGAACTTGAACTGGGTGCCGTCGGTTACGGAGTCCGCGATCTTGACTACGAACTCGACCTCTGTGTTGCCATCGAGTCCGATATCGATG